AATATGTGGATAACTTGAACGGGCTCTCGGCGTGTTGTCCACAGTTTATCCACAGCCCTAGTTCTCGCCTTCGATGTATGGCACGGCATCATCTTCAACCTTAACCATCCAATTTTGGCATCGATCACAGCTTGGCACGACATACATTTCAAAGATTCCAACTGTGATTTTCTTCCATGAAGCGCAGATTGGGCATCGGTAGAAATAGCTCACTTGACTCATTGGTGTCCCCATCCTTTACCCTTAAAATGGATTGGATTGGCTGTCCAAATTCGCGCCATAGGTACTTCACAGGCGTCACAGTATGGATCGCGTTGCAGCTGATCATCCATCGATCGCTTGACTGTCTTCGTCTTGCCGCAGACTTCACATCGAAAGTCATACTCAGCCACGGGCGTCCGCCTTTTGATTGACTCCCATGACTCCACAGCTAAGACATTGCACCATTACGACATCGTCTCCAAGTGGAACTTCATTTGAAAATACGGCGTGATCTGTGACTTTCTTTTCAACCCTGCATTGGAAGCGTAGCTTCTCCATGGCTTGATCTCCTTAAATTCTCGATGGGATGAAGATTGTATTGATCGACCCAATAGGTCGGTTGATCGCGTCTGCGCCACTTTTGATTCTTGGCAATTGCCACGGGAATCCAACCCTTCAAGACATAATTTGGGCTCTTGCCGGTGACAAGTATGGCGATGTCTGTATTGCGATCGCTGTCGTAGATGATGAGAGATCCTGCGTCGTACTTCGTCCATTTCACTTCGATGATTGAGCCGACATCGGCTGTTCGCTTGAATCGAGAAGCTCTTGGATTAAAGTCTTGAATGCCAAAATACTTCGCCACAGCAAATTCAGCACCAATCGACTCAGCAATTTCGAGAATGTAATCGTGGAAATTAAGCTGTTTGTTGTATCGGCTTGCATGATCCGGATGCCCGTCGATTTCTTCCACGCGCTCAATGGCGACGCGAGCTGCGTCCCATTCTTGCTCATGCGATATCTTCATTCTCATAAATGATTCTTATCCTCGCACTTCTTACAAATCCATTGAACGAGTCCGTCGTCTCGGGTGTATTCGTTGCACATGACATCTTCATCGCATAGATCGCAATTAGTCCATCCAAATGAACCGGCTTGAAATGTGTATTTGTGGCTCATTTGCATGCCTCACAAAACCAAAGAATTTTAAGCCCATCGTGGGTTTCATGTCGTCCGTAAGCTAGCGGCTGCCACTTTTCGCATTTGTCGCACCAATCGATTTCAAGCGGCTTTTGTTCTTTGATAACCGTGCCATCGACTTGAAATGTGATCGATTCGCCGTCCGGTTTTTGGATAAATAGTTCTCCCATGCTAAAGCTGCACTTTCCAAGTGCCATCGGATGCAAGCACATACCAAATCGGCGAGCATTGATTTGCCTTGACCTTTTCGGTGCAGACATGTCCGCGGTACGCCTTGCCTGTCTTGGCTGTGCCTTCTTTCAAAAGCATATGTCCATGTGCGCAGATTGGAGCTTCAGCGATGAGCTCTCCGCCAAGCTTCGATTCAATCTCTTGAACCGCGCTCTTGGCTGTTGTGAATCCTTCTTCCCAAATTGGCTTCGCCCACGGATCATCCTCGACAAATGCTTTCGGCATGTGCTCGACTTGATTCATGTCCTCACGGCTTGGCTTCTCGTCTGTACCTAAGACCACCGAAGCGCAGCGCCCAATCGCAGAGCTGACGGTATCTTCGACATACCATCGTTTCATTTGGGCGTTATATGCGCCGACCATTCCATGCGCGTAATCGATAGCCGCCGGCTTTTCATCTTCGTAATGACGATAAATCCTGCACTCGATTAGGATGAAGCCCTTTTCAGGCTGCCAATCGATGATCGATGTCTCGATTCGATTTGTTGGATATGTGGCGTGAAGTCTTTTGACCTTTTGATTGACCGTCTCGTAATTGTCTAGAAATCCCATTAGTCGCGGTACTCCTTAAGAGTGCGAGCTGCGATCTTGCCGCGAATAAATCCTTCTCGCTTGCCCTCTTTCATGCCTAAGCTGTAGCCACCGACAAAGCCTGTCAAGACGCCCAATAGCATCCACATGGCGACTTCTTGAAATGCGTACATATTTGCTCCCGTTCATGGAAGCGTGTCTCGCTCCCTGCCTAAAGAGTGAAGCAAAAGTCTGACAAAATCAAGATTCAGGCGTGGATTTCGGCGTGTCTTCCCCGCTTTTCGCCTTGTCTTTCAATCCATTGGATGCAAGTACAGAGCCGAGAGATCCTGTCAAGAATATCGTCAGGGTCGTGAGAAGCTCGATGAATGCTCGATCGTTGGGCGCTTGATCTCCAAGCGGCTGAGTCACAAAGATAAGAGCGTAAAGCATACCGGCGACGGAGAACATGAAAGTGAGCGCCAAAGCGACTCCGATGAATACGATGAGTCTTGCTTTTAGCTGCTCATTACTTAGTCGTCTTTGATGTAAACCCATTTGGATCTTCTCCATAGATGTCTTCGGTGCAGACTCCGGTCGCTTTGCATTGCGGCGGATTGCACTCCGGCTTATTCCAATTTTTAAATTCTTGGCATTCGTATCGCGTATAACCTTGATACACGCTGCAACCGCACAGCCCTAGCACAAGACCCATCGCTAAAGCTGTGCGGAGTAGCGCCCGAGTCACTTCCCCTTTGACCCGAAAGCTGTGTCATTGGGATTTAAATACCGCAAGACCACGGGAAGCACGGCAGCAAGCCCCGCTCCGGCGATAGCCTTTGGATCTGAATTCCCTGACATATAGACGGCAATTCCCGCCGCTAAGAATGAACGCGCCCAAGACGCTGCGATTGCTTTGAGATCTTTCATTTCTTTTTCTCCTTTTTGAGAATGGATTTCTTCGGCGCTGCGGCTTCGATGATTGGCAAGTCTCCCTTGTACGGGACATATTTTGGACGACCGAAGCCGACCACTTCTTTGCCCACGGAGCGAGTCTTAACCATTACCATTCCGCCGTTGCGCTGATCGCCGCTTCCGGATGTATTGCCTTCGATGGTCGTGATTGTCTTTCCATCGATTCCGACGACGATTCCCACATGTGAAATCCGATCGACTCCGTCATGTGGAAAGTCCATGAATGCAAGATCACCGATTGACGGCGTCTCACTCCATCGAGAAATCTCTTTGAATTTATGAGCTCCCACAGCTGTCGAGACAACCGAGTGAACCTTGACTCCTGCCTGTGCAAGTACCCAATTGCAGAATGATCCGCACCAAGGCAGCCCATCGGCTTTCGTAAATTTGCCGTACTTCGTGAGATTGTCGCCTTCTTCAATTGTGCCGATTTCAGCTTTTGCAATTTCTAAAGCGAGCGCAGCTGTGCCGTTTGGATATGTCATGCGAGCAATGCTGCCGCTTCTTCAGCTGTGAGCCCTAACTTAGCCAAGACAGCTTCTTTCGCGTCTGCTTTAGCTTGCAAGGCTGCTTCTTCTGCTTCTTTGGCTTGGATATTGGCAGCCCATTCTTCAATGCGCAGATTGTACTCTGAAGCCGACAATTCCACTTCTTCACCATTGTGGAGCTCAACTATCTTTGGATAGTCTTTTTTAAGATTTGATTTGATTTCGCTTAGTGTCATTATTTTACCATCCCGTAGATTGAGACTGTTCCCGTCATTGTTCCCGACGCCGGAGAAATTCTGATTCCGTCAAAAGAAGTCGTTGCTGAGAAATTGCCAACATGATAACGAAGATTTGGAAATCCGTCGCTGTTGTTAATGATCAAAGATTGAGCGCCTGTTGATACGGATTCGTATGGATTTTGCAAGAAAATCGTGCTATTGCATCGAGCTGTATTCTGTTTTGCTAAATACAATCCGCTAGTAATCGGACCGTTTCTTGAAGCCGAATACGAAGTCCCATCTGCTTGAAATTCTTGTGTGTAATAATTTGAGTTCGTGTTTGTCGTGCCGCCTGTCCTAAATTGAAAATAGATTTCGGCATTTGTTGATCCGGTTGAAGTGATTAAGATTTCATAGTTTGTATATGTTGATGAAAAAATGCTGTCGATATTTACTCCGCCGGATGTCGAAAAGCTTGTCGTATTGATTAAGACGCTTCCGCTCGTTGTGCTTGCTGTAGCCCATTTTAGACCCGTCGCAGCTGTTGAGTCGGCTGTAAGAATTTGACCATTTGTACCGACCGCTAGTCTTGCGGGAGTATCAGAGCCGGTCGCCGTAATAAGATCGCCTTTTGCATCGACGATCGTGTTTTGAATTGCATTTGAATCATCTTGAGCGACCCAAGTGAAATCGAGATCTGTTCCCGATGCTTTTGAAAGCACTTGTCCGGTTGTGCCACCTTTAAGATCCACGAAAGAAGCATCGATGCCATCTCCCAAAGTCTCGATTGCCGTCGCTCCATCTTTGACCAAATCGGTCGAAGTGGGAACTGTCCACCCAAAATTCGGCGTTGTCGTTGCCATGTTCTCTCCTTTAAGCGACGATGAAAGCGTCGTCCCATATAAGTGTATTCGATAAGGTATTCCAAGACTCCGCGCCACTCACATCGTTCCACTTCATTGCTTGAAGCGAAAATTCGGTCGGCGTCAGATACATGGAAACTGTCAGGGAATTGATGCCCGCTTGCATTTGCCAGCCTTCGACGAATCCTTGAAATCTCGTTCCCATATTGTTGGGCAAATTGTTGATTGTGACAGGCATACCCATGAAGACATTGAGCAGATTGTCTCTGTCAGAATCGTCCAATTCAGGCGATCCGATAGGGAATGAAATCTGATTGAAATTGGCTCTTGGATAAGCTCTCAAACCGAGATAAAAAGCCGCTTGCGATTCAGCATCCACCTGATTGTGAAGAGTCGTTTGGATGGATTGAGCTAAAGTCCCATAGACATCGATGGAAGCTTGCTCTGAATCCGAGACTTGGCTTCCGTTGCCGTATTGAATAGTGATGGAATTTCGGACATCGCCCGATCTAGTTGCCAGCTGAAGACCGGATGCAAATGCGTCATTTGCGCTTAAATCGACATAAGAATTTGCCGCTAGATAGACGCTTCGATGGGTGCTGTCGGCGTAGCTGATTTGACCGTATCCATTTTCATAAAGATATCCAAGACCCGAATTTGCCAAAGCTGCGACCAAAGAATAAGCGTCCGTCACATCTGCCGATCTAGCGGACAATTCATAATTGCCTTCGTCAATTTCTCCAAGACCAGAATTTTCCGCGTTTGCCCAAGTCGTCGTTGGATTGTAGCCAGCCCAAGTCAGCGCAGCCGGCACTTCATTCCATGCTCCGAAAAGAATGCCCGCCAAAATGTCATAAATCTGTTCCCCGTCTAATTCTTTGCTTAACACGCCTTCTGTGAGCACCTTTGGAAGCCTTGAGAGAGCCCCTAGAGCTGTGATTTGGATTGTCTGAGTCACTCCAATCGACCCACCCGATTGGACGCCCACGATAATG